ACCATCCCATCAGATCAGGTATTCACTGACTGGCTGGACATGAGGAAAAGGCTAAAAGCTAACATCTCACAAACCGTGATTAACAATTTTAGTACTGAGTTAAAGATTGCAGAACAGGCAGGATATTCTGTTGACCAATGTTTGTCAGAGTGCGTGACCAGAAACTGGCGTGGGTTTAAATTTGACTGGATGCGGGAGAAACAAAATGCAACACATCAACGAGCTAGTCGGGAAACTTTATCAGAGCGAGCAAACAGAGCAGCAGACGAAGCGTTCGGTACAGGATCACAATCCAGAGTTCTTGAAGGCTGTTTTAACATCCTTAACGATAATGGGATTGATCAACTCACCGGATCGTGAGGTTTACCAGATTTGGGGCAGCGGTCTGGCTGACTTTTCTGAAGGTCAGATAAAACGCGCACTCATCAAGGCAAGGGACTTCAGGGGCTTTTTTAACCTGCCAGCATTTCGTGAAATGTGCAGGATCAAGCCAGAGGACATGGGATTGCCAGATACTAAAAAAGCCTACATTGAGGCGTGCATGGCTCCCAGTCCCAAAGCCAAGCATAGGTGGAGCAATCCTGCTGTCTACCATGCTGGCAAGGCTACGGGCTGGTTTGAACTGGCAACTTTTCCAGAAGATCAAATCTATAGTCGGTTCAAAGCGTTTTACGCTGAAATGTGCGACAGGGTTATGAACGGTGAAAAGCTAGACAGCCCGATGATGGAAGCACTGCCTGAGAAGGTAACAGTTATTTTAACGCCTGAAGAAAATCAGGATCGGATGGCGCAATTACGCGGAAGCCTAGGCATTTAAACTGGACAACAATCATGTCGTGGAAAGTGATAAAAAAAGAATTGCCAGATAATCAGCGGATGGTTTTTGTTTGTGCTGCTGCGATTGACCCTGATGACCGTCCTGACTATTTTGCTGCTGTAGTTTACCAAGATGGTAAGTTCGGTAATTCGCAGATGGAATACACTCACTGGATGTACCCGCCACTGATAGGCACAAAAGCAAGAAAAGCAATGACAATAATTTAACAGACAGGAGCTGGTCACACTGAGGGCATGACAATGAGAGAGTTAAAATTTAGGGCGTGGGATGGCAAGTACATGGTTAGGGTATACGGTCTTTTTCCAGAGAGAGGATCGGTAACAACAAGTCGGAAAATTAATACTAAAGATGGGCATTACTCAATTACTAAAAAGTATCTCATATCAAACATTTCCTTGATGCAGTTTATCGAAGCGCGAGACAAGAACGGAACCGAGATTTACGAGGGTGATATCGTAAAGATTTTTGATCACCTTGGCCGAGAGGAGATTAAAAAAGTGTCCTACGATGCCCCTTGTTTTAAATTAGTTGGATATAGCAACCAAGTGCGAACATGGCATTGGGGCGCGGAGGTCATCGGCAACATTTACGAAAATCCGGAGATGATGAAATGACAACAGAATCACAATCACAAGCCATTTTACGCTACATGCAAAAAGGTAACGAGATCACTCCACTGGAGGCACTGATGCGCTTCCAGTGCATGCGACTGGCCAGCAGGATCAGAGACATAAAGGACATGGGTATCGACATTGCTGACCGATGGGTGACCCGTGACGATGGCAAGCGGTTCAAGGCGTATAGGGTCAAGTCATAATGGAATTACAGCTCATAAAAATGCCCGGCGGTATGTTCCGGCCAGCAAACCAGCATGACGCTGACGCTGTTAGGAACATAGCCAATGGCAGCGTACTGAACGGAAAGTTCGTCCAGCCACGTAACCCAAAGTTTCACCGGAAGTTCTTTGCCATGCTCGGGTTCTTTTTCGAGCTGTGGGAGATCCCAGATGATCTGGAGTACAAAGGGTTAAAGCCTGAAAAAAACTATGACCAGTTCCGCAAGGATATTCTGATCTTGGCTGGGTTCAGAGACATGGTTGCCAACATCAAAGGTGAGGTCAGGTTTGTTGCCCAATCAATCAGCTTTGCATCGATGGGTGATGATGAGTTTACTGAGGTCTACCGGCTGGTCTTCAATACCTGCTGGCGACATGTCATGAACACCACCATCGTAAAGCTGACACCAGAGCAGGCTGAGAACACTATCAACCAGATGCTGGAGTTTGATTGATGCGTAAGTGCCGCACTTGCAAAGTACCTATTCCCACTTTTGCCAAGTCGGATACGGTCTATCAAAAGCGCGGCTGCTGCGGTGAGCAATGTGCGCTGGCGTTTGGCAGGCTGGCCATCCAGAAGAGCCACAGGCGAAAGGAGCGCGAAAATGTCAAGGCCGCTAGGGTAGCCAAGGGTGAGCAGAGAAAACAGCGTACAGAGCAGCAGATCAAGCTTAAAACGCGAACAGAATGGATGAAGGAGGCTCAAGTAGCCTTCAACAAGTTTATTCGACTTCGGGATGACCTGCTGCCCTGCATCTGTTGCAATAGCTGGGGAAAGGATGAGGACTGGTTGGTCGGTGGGAAGTGGGATGCTGGTCACTTTCTAAGCAGGGGCGGGTTCCCAGAATTAAGGTTTGAGGAACTGAATTGCCACAAACAACTGAAGTCCTGCAATGCGGGATCATCAAAGTACGCCAGAAAGGGCAGGTCAGTATCTGAAGGCTACCGGCTAAACCTGATTAACAAGATCGGTCTTGATAAGGTCGAATGGCTGGAAAGCCATCATGAGGAAAAAAAATATACGATAGATGACCTAAAACAAATCATCACCGAATACAAAGCAAAACTGGCAGAATTAAAACTGCGCCAACCATAAGCCAACGCAGGGGCGGGGGTTAACATTCAACAAGGGTCATGCCGTAATTGTTGATCTTAGGCAGGCTGGACGTATCGATTATCTTAACTGGCCTGTTGTCTTTAAACACAGAGTAGTCAACGTAATGATGCCATCTGTTAAATTTAAACGAAAGTTTTGCAACATCTGGATGCAGGTCAACAAGCATCTGGCTTTTTGGCAAGGTTCCTTCATTGTCGTAAAAGTCAGCACTATTGCCGCCGCGCATTCTTTGAGTAGTAATTTTGCCGCACAGAAAAGCGTTAAACTGCAAAGTGCATAAGCCATCTTTAAGAACCCGCAGGCTCAAGTCAGTGTCCTCGTTATACCTGCCGCGCCATCGGTATCCAGAATTATTGTCAATGAGCAGGCATGAGTAGATTCTGGTATTTAATACGTAGGGCGGTACGGCATCGCCTTTTTTGCAAAAAGAATAGTAATTTAAGCCAGCAACAGGAATGTTTGAGTACCTGCAAACAAAATCCTCAGAGGCTAACAAAGTTGATCCGGTGCGAACCTCAAATTTTTCGTTTTTGTTCAGGTAGTGGAAGGCATCAATATTGTCATCCATGACCCAGTGTCTGCTAAAACCGTTGGCCTTGCTGTGGTCAATGCAAAAGTTCCGAGCGGGGCCTGGCCCTGTACTTTTCGTTAAACCCAGATTATCGCAAAGGTCATAATCAGACTTGTATCGCGACGGCAGCACAATCAATTCACCATAGCACCTGCCTTTCCGGTAAAGTTCAACCTCATCACCCTCCACAACAATATAGTGAGGAACGCCCATTTCATGCAGCGCCCTCGTTGTAAGGCCGTTATCAAAACGACCTTTGGAAACTATATAGACTGGAAATTTAGGATTCATCAACGTACACCTTGCGCTCAAGACCCCAGTGAGATTTAAAAGGATGCCAAATGCTTTTTGTTTTTAAAGTCATCTTCTGACCGATCTTCTGCTGAAAATCAAGGTAGTCTTGTTCAGAATCAAACCGAACAACTATCTCTTTAAATGGTTTGCGTTCCTGCTGGTCAAACTCTGGCATCCCTACCCACTCTGGGTATTTGTCAAACAAATCGTTCATTTGAATAACCTCACAAGAGAACCAGCATAAACATCCCAGCGCACAGGATGCACGTAGCGATACAGCAGAGCAGGTCTATCTTTTGGGCGCGGGTCATTTACGCACCCCCAGCACTGGCAGTACAGCTTCAAGAGCAGATGCCATTTTCATATCAGCAT